CCATTATACCATAATGGGCCTGGCCTTGTCAATAGGGAAAAAAATAGGCGGGATTGCTCCCGCCTATTCGTTTATGCCGCTAGGCGTCTATTCACTATGGAAGCGTCATAGCAAGTGACACCGATTGCAATCATTGCATCAATAACCTTTAGGTTATCATCAAACATCATTGGCTTGGCAGCTTCAACCGACCGAAAGCCTAGTCCGATAAAGTAATCATTAAGTAATTGCACCTTTAGGCTTGCATCGTCTCGCATGTCACCTTTGGCAGCGCGTGACAAGTAAACGTCATAGTCAAGGCCTTTCGACCATAAAAATTCTTCGTCGGCAATCTGATAAGAGCGAGCAGTGCAAACGATTACTTTATGGCCGTTCGCTTTGATAATCCGCATAACGCGAGCCAATGGCAAAAGCGAATCCTGCATAATCAATTCAGGATTATTGCGTGCTATCCAATGGTCAAGGTCAAGCGAGCCATCCGCGCGCGTGGCTTGGCGATGCGTTGAATCGATAACTGTTCCGTCAAGGTCAAAAATTACAAATGCCATCTTAGCGTCTCCTTGGTTGATGCCCTCTTATACAAATAAAATGCTATGCCGTCAATCCCTATCGCACCCATAATGGCTGCTTTTTATTTTCATTTTGAGAACGATAAGGGATTGACGCATCCAGCCGCACGTGCTATAATGTAAGTAGCGACCAAAATTTCGGCGCGCCGGCGCAAGTGTGTTACCGAAGTAACACACCCTTTGCTATGCATAGCACAGGCCAAAGGCTTCTAAGCCTTCTTCGCCATATTCGGATTCGATAGCGTCAATAACCGCCTCCATAGGCGTGTTGCCACATTCAAACATTGACCAATAATCTTGATCGGGCCACGTGTCGCGGTCAAGGCCAGTAATCTTGGTAAACATGCGGTCGACCGCGTCAAGCCATGATTCGAATTCAGTCATTTACATTACTCCATTTAAACAGATTGCAGAGAATAGGGCGATAAACATATAAACCATTGATGCATTGTGCCGCTCTATAATAAGATTATAGCCAGCCAGTGCAATAAAGATAAGCGTTAAAATAAAAAGTAGAATAAACATTGCATCAACTCCTTAGCAGCCTAGAGCGTCGACCATAGTCAATCCGACAAGCGACATCAAGTAAAATCCTAGAACCGACACAACATAGAACGTGTCATTGAATTTAACAGTCGCATGAAGCGCGACAACCATGCCGAGCATTGAAGTGATTAGAACGGCATAAGCAACAAAGTAATCCATAATCTTTTCCTTTTCGTCTTGATGCACCCTTTTACCAACGGGCAATCACACTGTCAACAATAAAAAACATAAAAAAAATAAAATAAGGGGTTGACACGATTTAGCGCGCGTGCTACACTTGTAGTAACATGGTTGATTTTTGGCGCTGCGGCGCAAATATGTTGAATTCACATTGAATTCACATTGATTTTGGTTGGGTGTGTTACCGATGCAACACACCCGACTCCGCCCTAGTCTTCCAGAATATTGAAGAACGCCAGTGTGACGTCTTGATTGTTCTCATATACGCTTTGCGTGTGTGCCTTGGCTTGTTCAAGGCCCGAAACGTTTACCGACTCCCAGAATGTAATCTGCATGGCAGTGCTTGAACGTCCAGCCAGCTTAACATAGATTGCAATGCGCATATTATATACCTTTCAAGAGTTGGCCCTAGCAATCCCTGCTAGGGCCGATTAATCACTTAGACAAAGCGTCCGCGCCATTCTGCGCACACTTCCCACTTGCGTCCGTCTTCCAGCTCAACTTCCACGAATGGCAGATGCCCTGCCATCCATGAACGCAATACTGGAAACACCTTGGCCTCGTCGCCCTTGCCGCAAGCTTTCATCCACGATGCCGAAACTTCAAAAAATGATGTCATAGTATTTACTCCAGTTGAATTGATATTAGGCTGCGGCTGGTGACAGTATCAAGTTGCCGCAGTCGTCCGCACAGATGACTGTGCAGTCATAAGGCAAGGTAGCGGCATAGCTAAGCGCCTCACCCCGTCGTGCAAAGGCAGCAATAAACGTGCCCGTCTTGAGGGATAGAACAACATCTAGGCCAGTCTCAAGTGAATTGATGCAAAGCGTATCATCGCCCATGAACATGATGCCTTCCAGATAGTCGGCAAGTTCGACGCGCTTGGCATCGTTAAGCGCCATCTCAGCGCGTTCTGCTTGGATAATGTCAAACTGTGTAGTCATTAGAAAGTTCCTTGTCTTGCTGTCTGACACCCACCTTAAGCTTATTCTCATATCATACTAGCCCCTATCGCAACCAAAATGAAAGTAAATAAAAATAAATAGAATCATTTTGGTGTGTAATAATATTGCGTGACAGGGGCGGTTATTAGACTATTGTTTCGCGCACGCGCTCGGGCTCACCCGCATGCGGCCCATGAGGTAAATTTTCCAACTTAGGTGCTAATAGCCAAGTTGCAATGACTCGCACACAATTTTCCTCACGATAGAAAAAGCTATATCCATTCCGGTCTTCCCGTCGAAGCCCGTCCAAACTCCATCCCGGGCGATTACCCGCTAGTATGTACATCATCTACAAAACTCCATAACAAGTTGCTCATTTGTCTGTCGTGCTTTTGAGAAAGATTCCTCAGCGTCTCATTCTGTTCCGCCGTCAAAATCGCCTCGTAAGTACCCCCATCTTTTAATCGACCATGCAAAATAACTTTGTCGCCCACATAGGCCAATTCTAACCATTCATCCATAAATATTCTCCTTTAATTAAGACTCCTTTTACCCCATTTTAGTCTCGAAGTCAACAAAAATTTTATTAAGTGGTGAAATGCCAGCACCTCCCCGAAAAAAGACTTGTATAAAATTCACTGTTGTGATATATTAGCCAAATGAAAGGAGAGGACATATGAAATACAAAACAATATTTATAAGTGACGTACATCTAGGAACGAAAGACTGTAAAGCCACACAGCTCAATCAATTTCTAAAGAACAATCAATGTGAGACCCTATACCTAGTCGGTGATATTATAGACGCGTGGAAGATTCAGCAGAATCGCCTAAAGTGGAAGGACTCCCATACTGAGGTCGTTCGCCGCATTCTGAAATACTCAAAGAAAGGCACAAACGTAGTCTACGTCGCCGGAAACCACGACGAGTTTCTTAGACCGATGATTAAGTATGCTGCAAGCTTTGGAAACATCCAAATCTGCAATCAAGCGACGCACCATGGCGTAGATGGAAAATCCTATCTCGTAACTCACGGAGACCTTTTCGACGGAATTTCAAGACTAGCCCCGTGGATAAGCTTTATGGGCGACCGCGCATACGATTTCGTACTGTCGCTGAATAGCCGTTTCAACTGGATAAGACACAGAATGGGCTTCGGATACTGGTCACTGTCGAAGTGGCTCAAGCGTCGTGTCAAGGGAGCCGTCGATTTCATGTTCCATTTCGAAAAGACAATTACGGACTATGCTAGACGTCGCGGATTTGACGGAGTTATTTGCGGGCATATTCACTATGCCGAGATAAAAAATATAAATGGAATTATATACATGAATGATGGCGATTGGGTCGAGTCTTTGACCGCACTCGTTGAGCATTATGATGGGAAGTGGGAGATAGTGCACTTTGCTGAGTAGACTTTGGCATTTTTGAACCTGCTCAAAAAAAGACTTGACGTATAGTCGCTACACTGATATACTATGGAAAATAAAGGGTAGACTTTGCCCAAGGCGATAAGAGAGGCCTATGAGTTATATTTACAATTTAACGGATACCTGGAATTCAGCGGGTACGACGTTCACTGCTATAAAAATGAATGTTACGGATACCGCTTCGGCAGTCGGTTCAAGAATAGTAGACTTCCAAATCGGAGGAGTCTCTAAATTATATTTGGATAAATCCGGCAATCTTATTTCAACAGGTATTCAGTCTACCTCTCTGTCGCTTACACAGGCACTTCCAATTTCAAGTGGGGGTACCGGTGCTTCGACGGCTGCGGGCGCTCGCGTAACGCTGTTTCCTAGTTTAACCGGAAACGCTACGAAAGTACTAGCTGTAAACGCTGGAACGACCGACGTAGAGTGGATTAGCCTCCCAGGTGGCGGAAGTGTAACCTCAGTAAATGCTAGTGGTGGCTCGACCGGACTTACCTTCAATGGTGGCCCAATCACTTCTAGCGGAACTTTAACGCTTGGTGGTATATTAGCCCTCGCAAGTGGTGGTACCGGCTCGACTACAGCAGCAGGCGCTCGCTTAAATATTCTTCCTTCTTATACCTCAAATGCTGGAAAACTTCTAGCTGTAAATGCTTTAGGCACCGATGCCGAGTGGGTTGCAAAGACTGGTGTTCAAACCATTACATCAACGGATGGTTCTGTAAGTGTCTCTGGCACTAATGATATAGACCTATCAGTTACTGTTGCGAGTGCTACTTCTACAGTTCTTTTACCAGTTAGAAACAACACTGGAGCTACACTAACAAAAGGTACCGTTGTTTACATAAATGGTGCTATCGGACAAAACCCAACGGTTACGAAAGCAATTGCTACAAGTGACCCAACTTCAGCTCAGACTCTTGGTCTAGTTTCAGCAAACATTTCAAATAATTCAGTAGGTGATGTAACTCTGATTGGTTCGTTAAACAACCTGAATACATCCGCATTCCTTGATGGACAGCAGCTATATCTTAGCCCTACAGTCGCTGGAACACTAACAGCGACTAAGCCACACGCTCCGCAGCATTTAGTATATGTTGCGGTGGTAGAACATGCTCACCCGACACAGGGTAAGCTATTTGTTAAGGTTCAAAATGGCTATGAGATGGATGAGCTGCACGATGTAGCGGCTCAATCTCCTACCAATGGACAGACCCTAGTTTACAATAGCACTACCGATTTATGGGAGAAAAATACAGTATCTCTAACAGCTGGTGTTAATGGAACGCTTCCGATAGCTAATGGTGGTACAGGCGCTACTACAATAGCGACTGCGCGTACAAATCTGGGTGCCACTACAGTTGGTGCAAATATTTTCTCACTAACAAATCCTAGTGCAGTTAGATTT